GTAGATTCCTTAGCGACGTTTTTAGTTGTAACAACCTCAGATTTTGAGGAAATAGTGCCGTCGTTGTTCATGTCAATAGGCTCAAGACCAGCACCCTTTAATGCTTCATTTACCTCATCCTCTGTCATATCGCTGTAGTTAGGTAGGTTTACCACGATCCATTCGGCAGCTTTTACTACATCGCTTTTTTCTGTGGCAGTTCCGTCACCCTGAATAGTTGTCTCGCCTTCTGTCAGAACGCCTTGCGTATAAGTGCCATCACGGAAGCCACCGCCTTGGTCAATAACCAGCCATTCTTCGTCAGATTTAACCTCACCCTCTGATCCCGGCCCTGTAATAATTTCGCCAGAATAAACAACAGTCGGAACCCCAAGCTCATCAGAAATATTGCCAACTTGGTTCCACACACCGTCCTTATAAATCCAATCCCCAATCTCAGGAAGATTTCCTTCTTGCGATGCAGCGCCGCTAGAAGCGTCAACCGTTACGGTAGTTACTGGGTCACCTGCATTACCTGCATCACCGCCATCAACACCGCCAGCGTCGGCACCTGCGTCGGCACCTGCCTCAGTATCACCACCACCGCCTGCGTTTTCATTTTCGGGCTTAGTAACCGTGGGTTGGGTTATTGTTATGTCTGAAGTAACGTCAGCAGAGATGTTGCCGCCAGACAATATGTCATCAAAATCTGTACCCGATGGATCAACGACCTCAAGATCCGTTGTAGCTTCACCGTAATCTACGTTTACGTCTGTTTTACCGCCGCTAAGAATGGCCTGCACAACATCATCAGTGTTACCAAGAGCCGCACCAGCCATATTTCCTACTTGATCTAATAAACTACTAACAGCGCCGGGAGAGTCGGGGTCTATACCATATTGCCCAAAAGTCTCGAGTATTTCAGCAGGTGTACGCCCAGCAGCAGCTAACCCTGCTTCAATTTCTTGTAGTTTTTCTGCTCTGCCTATTTCGTCTACTATCCCACCGCTAACTCTGTCCCACACTTGACCGCCTAAATACTGCGTTCCAGCAGCTTTAAGTGCATCTGTAAACGACAATGACTCCCCTTGCATAAACTGATTACTTAAGCTCAAAATAGCCGCAGAAGCTGCTTTCCCAGCCGCAGCACTGCCCAGAACAGGGCCAAGAGCATTAGAAAACATAGGGCCAGCGTATATAGACATTAACACCCCGGCGCCTAATTTAACGTAGTCGCCTACGCCAAGATGATCCTCTACCTTGTAAGTCTTAGTGTAGGTGGCACCATTAAACGCGAACTGGTCACCATCTTTGTTTTGAAATGTAGTTTGAATACCGTACTTATTGTTTAATGCTTCTTGAGCTTTCTCTTCGGATGCTTGTACGTTAGCTTTTTCTTCATCCAAAATAGCGTTAATAGCATCAGCATTAGGCCCACGCCCTTTATGTCCTTGATTATAAAGTTCATCTTGGGGGGTAAGATTAAGCACACCGGAAGCATATAGATCGTCTTTTTCGCTGATGAAACTCATGTAGGTATCTACATCCATCTGCGGGTTTGCTTCTTTGAAGTAGCCCATGCCTTCGTCAGAGTTCCAGGCATTGCGTATCTCTGCTTCTGTACGCATAACTAATTGCTGACCAGCTAAACCACCACTGTCATCACCTAGCTCTGCTGAGTCTCGGTAAGCGTACACACGCTCACCATCCGCATTGTAGTAACGGCCATTATCGTCTTGCGTTAACCCCTTAAGTGCCTGCTCTTCCTGATCAATTCTAAAATCACCGGGAGTTGCACGATCCCCAAACCCTGTTTCTTCATAAAACTCAAGGACATCATCATAGGAACTCCCCGCAAAGCCATTGCTGGTAACGTCACTAGCCGCATCAATAGTATTGTCGGCGGTAGTATCAGCCAGTATGCTTGTTTGATCTAACTGCTGCTGAGTCTGAAACTGTTGCGCTTCCTGCGTGTTAGATAAAACTTTTTCAACAATCTCAGGCGACGAAGGATTCACGTTTACAAAAAAGTCCCGCTCTTCCATTGTTGGATCGCGACCAATGGTTTCGTTAAATGTTTCAAATACAGACGCTTCGGGTGAATTAGCTATACCCTGCTCAATCTGCTCAATGCTTTGATTTGTATTAATCCACGCATCCAACCCGCCTTGCAACGGATCACGACCCAGATACTTGTTATATAGCTGGATAATTTGATTAGCTGTATCTTCTAGCTCTTCAGATGCAACCTTTAATGACATTACTTAGTCCTCAACTTCATCAGCTTGTCAGCACCACGTATACCAAAGCTCGCAGTAACAGCTACGTACAACAGGTACTGGTAGTACTCAGGCAACTTGTCTAGCTCAGAAAAAGCTAAACCAACACGTTGCATAATGCTCAAATCATCCATAGCAACTCCGTAGCACACAGCTAACAAAGGCATTGACAGCACAACAGTAAACCACTCGTCTTTCCACGAGGTAGCACTGGCTGCTGCCATCTCTTGTTCCCATGTGGCTGTGTTCTTAATTACCTCCATCTTAGCTACGTGCTTGGCTTGTGATTGCTCATGACGATTGGTCAGCCATGTTTTTGCCAGAGTAGCTATGGGGTTAATTAGTGCAGTCCACATACGTTATTTAATCATGTACACGACAAGTGATACACACGCGCTGACGGCTACCCAAAAGAATCGCTCAGCGTTTTTAACAGAACTTGAGTTAACCACTACAGTATTTTCTAGCTCTCGTATGTCATCTTCTTGATCGTCTAGTCTTTTTTCGTGACGATCCATACGCTTGAACACAGATAAAATCTGCTCTTCAACACGAGCAATCTGTGATACAGCTTCAGTTAGCTTGTCGAGCTTTTGCTCTATACGGTCTAATCTGTGTTCTTCCATAAGGTTCATTTCTTACTCAGCGTTAGGATCGACCCAGTCGGAGTTTGCAACCCACTTTGGATCTGTCGCTGGGTCGTAGGTGTAGCGATTGCCTGACCAGTTATCTGGAGCGTCCGTTACACTTTCAGTAAGCGTAGCATTGCTAGAATTTAAGTCGGCAATGTAGAAGTCTGGTGACGATGGGTCGCCAACAGTAATCTTGTCAGACCCCATAGCCACAGCTTTGCTGTCCTCAAAAAGATACTTCGACAGCTTGGTTGAGTTTTCAGTAATGGTTTTCATGCTTTATCCCTTAACAATAATTTTAGTGGCCGCTACAGCTGTTCCTGCAAAAACACTTGGGCTATCGGCAGTTAAGCCAAGTGATCCGTTTGTTTGAACAAAGTATTGCTGACCCGGTGTAAGACTACTCTGCGCGTCATCTACAGAACCTACAATCTGAACCGTAGCGGTTGCGCTGTCAGAGTATGCCGCATCAGCAATGCCTATGTAGTTTTCGGAGGTAAGATTTGTTGAGCTGTTTTTAAAAACAACAGCCGTGCCGTAATCTGAGTTGTCGCCATCTCTGTAACCCAAGACAGTTCTATTCGCATTGGAATCGTAAGCCGCCCCCAAATAACTGAAGTTTACGGACGCAGCAGTAAAAGGGGTGGTAAAGCTAACTGAAGTGCCGCTTATAGTACACGCAACAACCTTTAGGTAATCGTCTGCCTTGTCCTGATAAGCAATGACCACTTGTTGAGCGGCGGTATCGTAAACAGAATTAACATAATCAGATTTGGCGTCAAACTCTGCGGGTGACCCAAAGCTAATAGAAGTTCCACTTACTGTTCCAACAACGGCCATCCCCTCATCGTCAGAGCCGCTATCCCTATACGCTATAACAATTTTTTGTGCGCTAGAGTCATAACTAACCGCTATGCGGATAGAGTTTGCGGTATCAAATACTGCGGCACTGCCAAAACTAATAGATGTGCCAGATACCGTTCCTACAATGGCCGTTCCCGCGTTTGAGTTACCGCCATCTCGATAACCAATTACTACCTTTTGACTGTCAGAGTCGTAAGCAATGCCTATATGCTCAGTCGAGGCGCTTTCAAATACGACCGCTGTGCCAAAACTAATTGAGGTTCCGCTTACTGTTCCAACAATAGAAGTACCGTAGTTAGAGTTGCCATTATCGTAGTAGGCTATTACCACCTTTCCAGCGTTAGCATCATAAGTAATTGTTATTCCGGGGGCGTTTGCGCTTTCAAATACAGCGGCACTTCCGAAGCTAATCGAGGTGCCACTGACCGTCCCAACAATAGCAGTGCCGTAGTTAGAGTTGCCACCATCCTTGTAGGCTATTACCACCTTGTTATTAGATGAGTCAAACGTAGATGCTATGGGGCTAGTGGATGCACTTTCAAATACAACAGCCGTACCATAACTGATTGAGTTATCACTTGGGTCTACTGTACCAACAATCGCAGTTCCGTAATAAGAATTGCCCGCATCGTTATAGGATATGACTACTTTTTGAGCGTTAGAGTCGTAAGCGATTGATACGTCAACAAGACTCGCACTTTCAAAGACTACCGCAGTGCCAGCCGCCGCCGCAACTGCCGCCGCCGCACTAACAGTACCATTTGCATTAACAATAACCGTATCGCCGTTTGCTATTGCTCCTGAAGCTGTGGCCTCAAAAGTTGCACCACCCGCTGTATCTCCAAAACTTAACTTACCACTGCCGTTGGTCTGCAACACTTGACCAGCAGTGCCGTCAGCATTAGGAAGCTCAAGACTGTAAGTAGCAGTTGCTGAGTGGGGTGGCCCCTTCAGCGTTACACCGTGGCTGTTTGACTCACAGTTAAAACGAATAGCGCCAGCATTAGTATTGCCGTAAAGCTCTGTAAAACCTTCTCCATTAGGAAACAACTGTATGTTGCCATCAGTGTTAGTTGACTTAACGGCATTGGCATCTATCTGGATATTGTCGACATCTAAACTTCCAAGTGTGCCAACAGAGGTAATTTGTGTCTGTGCCGCATCAACATTCAAGGTGTTAGTGCTAAGGGTAATACCTGTCCCGGCTACCAATGCAGTCTTAGATACGTCAATAGCCGCACTTGCATTAACATCAGCGTTTACTATAACGCCAGAGCCAATAGCTGCTACGCCAGTATCTGCAATCGTGATGTCGCCAGAAACAACATTATCAATCCACTTAGATGTGCCAGTGTCATAAAACAACAATGCGGCATCAGCAGGGGACGTAACAGTGGTGTCAGCTAACCCCGCTAAGGTAGCACCACCTAAGCCTGTTTGTGAGTCCACATAAGCCTTTACGGACTGCTGGCTAGGTATTCCGGTTGCAGAGTTACTGCTCAGATCATCTTCATCTACGAATGATTTTCCATCTAAGATGTTGAGTTCTGCGGCAGTAGACGTAACGCCATCAAGAATGTTTAGCTCAGCCGCTGTTGCTGTTACAACGCCACCATTTACAGTAAACGTGCTAGAAGCAGATAACGTAGTAAATGATCCAGCCGCAGGCGTTGCTCCGCCAATAACGGCGTTGTCGACCGTGCCGCCATCTAGGTTAGCGGTTGTGATTGTTCCAAGGTTGCTGATAGTTGCACCGCTAAAGTTCACAGTGCCACTAGCAGTCAGGTTGGTAAATGTTCCTGCACCAGCAGATGAACCACCAATCGTAGCGCCATCTACCGTACCGCCGTTAATGTCAGCAGATGTAACAACAAGGTTGGTAAACGTACCAGCGGCTGCTGAAGAAGCGCCTATTACAGTTCCATCGATGTTTCCGCCGTTAATGTCAGCGGTTGGAATAGTAACTGTGCCAGTAAACGTAGGGCCTGCTGTATCAGACTTAGTAGCTACCGCTGTAACAATAGCATCAAATTCTGTTTCAAACTCTGCACCGCGAATAACCTTATTGGTGTCACCACCAGCAAGCGTATCTTTTGCGGCAAAGTCTGTGGTTTTGGTGTAATTAGCCATTGGTTATTCCTAGCAAGAAAAAAGGAAAGGGGGCCATTGCGACCCCCGGTACTCTATTAGGCAGAAGGTACTGCCAAAACAAAACCAGCTTCAGGACGATACACCTGAACACCGTAGAGGGTGTCAGCGGTGTACAGAGTAGATAAGTACTCTTGCTTGTACTGAGTCTGAGAGCGAACAGCTAACTGCTCTGCCATAACGACAGCATCAGCGTGGAACAACAGTGCTGCACGAGTGTCGACGCTTGATGCAGTGTTATCGCCAGCAGCTTCGATAGTTCGGCAGTTAGCAGAAACGTAAACGTCTACGCCATACAGGTTGCCGATCAAGCCGTTGTTGACAGTTCCACCAGACACAAAGTCAGATGACACGTAACGATCAATACCCATAATCGCGTTGCGCGTTGCAGGCGGAATAATCAGGTTACGATTTTCCATCGGTACATTGTTGTCATCCATCTTCTGGATCATGTCACGGAAAAACGCATCCGTGAACTCGTCACCAGCTACCAGAGTGTCGTCAGTGTACTGAGTGGTAGTGCCGTTATCATTAAAGAAACAGCCAGTGTGCTGGTAGTCAGTAGCAGCAGGGCTAAATACAACAGCGCCGCCGTCACCAAAACCAGTACCAGCCGCGTGCAAGTCGTTGTCAACCTGTACAGCCAGAGCGTAACCAGCGTCTTCAGTGTAGAACTGGCGCAGAGAAGATAAAGCCTGTACCTCTACGATGTCCTCGATCAGACGTGAGTACTCAAAGTGCCGGTTAATAGTAACCTGCAACTCTGACTCGGTGTTTGCAATGATAGTTACCGCAGTATCAGCCGCTTTAGCGTTGGCATCACCACGAGTAGGCTTAGGGATATGAATAACGTCACCTTTCTTGCCAGTCATAGCGAGACGCTTGACAAGGGGTGCCATCTTCAAGTTCTTTTGATATGCAGCAATAATTTCATCTGACCAAATTTCTGGTACAAAAGTTGCCGCTTCAGTTAGGGCGGTGTTTCCACCGGATCCGGGATAAGTTGCTGTAGCCATGAGTTATCTCCTTTAGGGCTATCGAACTCGACCCTCGGCGTATGCTTGTAAGATTTCGTCTGATAACGAATTGTAACGCTCTGGGTCGTTCTTCATAAGTTTAATAATGTCAGCACGACGATAGACTTTTCTACGAGATCCTTCTGCTGTACCACGAGCGTTGCCTGTTGCTGCAGACTTTACGGAACTCTTACGGGCTGCTTTCTCAGCTTGAGCCGTCTGCTGAACCACTTGATTACGTTCTTTCCAAAGCGTAAAAAGTTCGTCAGCAGAATCATAATCGTAACCTTGGTCTGCTTCTACAAACAGTTTAGTCCTAACCTTTGATCCCTTGATCCACTCAGCAAACTTAGGGTCTTGCAGTATGCCATCCATTTCGGGATGATTAGCTTTAAGCTGTGCAAGAGTAGCCTGTTGTTTGTACTGTTGAGTGTAAGCTTCTGCTTCTCTAATCTTAGGGTGGTTGTCTATTGCCCTGTTTACAGCGTTTTGCGGATCTACAAAGAAATCTACATCTTCGTCTGTTTGTTGCTGTTGTTGAGGTGCTGGTTGTGTGTTGAGTTCTGTCTGAATGTATCCGTCAACAACTTTACGTAACTCGCCAACTTCCGTACTCTGTTTGCCTGAAAACTTCTCAAGCTCTTGGTGCATCTGTACAAGTTCTTCGACAGACTTACCTTGATACTTTTCTGGAACATAAGGCTCTTGTACAGGTTGTTCCTCTTGTTGAGGAGTCTCTACTGAATCCTGCAGGTCGAGTTGATCTGTTGTTTCTAGTTCCTCTTCTGGACGCTCATCGATAATTGTCGCTCTTGACATCACTAAAGTTACCCCGCCTTTTTAGGTTATGGAGATTATTATTATTGGGATTAACTCTCACGAGCTTCCCTTCCTCGTCGCCCAGCTTTTTCGTGTTCTCGCACCCACTTTATGTGTCTTCCGGGGAAGTCACCAGTAGATCCATCGAGAATAAACGGTGTTGCTGAAACGATTTTTGTAGCGTTAGCACCACATCCGCACCTAATGGTTGTGGTGTCCTGATCTACAAATTCTTCAAATATGTGTCCGTTAGTACAACGAAAATCGAATACTTTAATCATCAGATGTGTTAAGCTCGTCGTAATTAGTGCTTATTGTAGACTCTAAATTTAAAATGTATGCTAAGACGTTTAGCTGTCCTTTACGTACATACAAATCATTCGTGTCTTTAGTAGCTTCAACATTGTTAATCACTAAAGCATTCTGTTTAAGTTCTTCAGTTAGCTGTTTCCAACCATCAGTAGAAAACAGGGTGAAGTAATTATCGTAGTACTGCTGTGTTTCTTGATCTAGCGAGGCCATAAGGTTATCTCTTGTATACTTATATGTTATAATATCACAGTTTTAAGTAAAAGTCAAGTCTTTTTTTTGGTACTTTTACGCCTTTTTCCTGATGCCGTCACAGCGTACTTAACACGTTTTGGGCCTGTTTTCTTAGCCTTAGCGGCTTCTTTCTCTGCTTTGGTCATCTTGGCGGCTACCGCTTTTGGCCTGCAAGCTGGGTAAGGACGTTTAGACCCCTTGGCTTTTTTACGGCCACATTTCTTTCCGGTCTTTATGTCAACCCACTCTTCTTTAAACCATTTGGTTAAACCGCCTTTAGACTTAGGCATAAGTACCACCACGCTTCTTGTACGTCTTGACCAGCCAAGCATTAGCGTACGCACTAGGGTACACATCAAACTTGCGCTTGGCTTCTGCTTTAACCCTAGAGTAAAGAGCTTTGTTCTTTACGTTGGAGGGTATAGTGCTTTTCTTCTTGGCCTTAGCCTTAGTCTTAGCCATTACTTCTTCGCCTTTTTAGCTTTTTTCTTTTTCTTTTTTTTAACTGGCTTAGATTTGTACGCATTTAATCCAACACCCACCATAATCTCCTATTTCTAATAAGGCTTAGGCTTTTTTACTTTTCTTTTTTTTCCCGGCATCAACTTTCTCCTTAGCTTTCTTAGGCAAGTCTTTGTAATGAAATAATTTTACAGAAGTCTTGCCGTGGGTTTTGCCTGAATGAAGATCTCCATTAGGCATTTTGTGAGTTCCCCCTGTATGAAGGGTTCCGTCACGCTTGTAGTGTTTCATTCCTGCAGCCATAACTAATTACCAGTTTTTGCAAGACCAGTATCTTGCGGTGAGTTTACTAGGCTTGTTTGTATCACACTTGTGCCTAGCCCTAAATGATTTACGGCGATCAGGTTGATCTTTTTTAATCTTCATGTTAGCGTCACCAAACCTAATAGTCTTGGTCTTATCGCCTTCCTTGGCCACTACTACAAACTTCTTGGTTGGGTGGTTAGGAGTCCGCTTCGGTTTGTTGTAACCGCTTACTCCTGCTCGCTCCAGCTTTGGATCCTTTTTCTTGGCCATTAACCCTCTCCTTGAGCTGGTCTAATTGCTGCTTCAAGTCTTTCAACTGCTCCCCCTGCTCCTTGAATGCTTGGTTGACTTGGCCGAACAGGTTGTTGAGTTCTGTCTTGGTCATTAACATTAGTACGATTACCTTGTAGTTGTCTTTCTTTTAAAAGCTTGTCAGCAACTTTAAGTCTGCGTTCAAACTCTTTGTCCTCTTGATCTCCTTCTTTGAGATTACGAGTAATTGCTTCAATGCGATCAATTTCAAGTTCTTCTGGAGCAAGTTGTGTTTCGATAGAAATTTTACCGGCTCGTGCTTGAGACTCAGCAGCTTGTGCGTTAAGTGCAGCCGTCTGACTTTGCTGCAACGCTACTTGAGCTTGCTGTGCAGCCATAGCCATCTGTTGAGCTTGTGGGTTAGGCTGGTTAGCTTGTTGCATCGCCGCAATAAGTTCTTCGCGGTTAGACAAGTTCATGTTGTCTATGATACTCTGGATCAACACAGGGTACAGAGGACTATCTTGTTGCATTGTTTGTAGTAGTTGCACTAGCTGAGTAACCTCGTACTCACGAGCAATGATGCCTAGAGTGCTAGTAGGAATAAACTTGTAGTCCGCTACGGGGTAGTTCTCAGGGTCAAACTGCATGTATCGGTGTGCAGCTTTGGTTACAAAAGGCAGAAGGAAAGACTGCTGGAAGTTAATAAGAGTACGCTTATGGCGCTTGATAATAGCGCCGAGAGACATACTGATGCCAGCGGCTGTCGCTTCACCGTTAACACTGCCAGCGATTCCTGCTGAATCAACCGCCCCTGTAGCTTGCTGGACCATTTGCTGTAAGGCGGCGGCTTGACCAAATGTAATTTGGTTAACTTGCCCAAAGTTGAACGGCTGGAGTACTTCACGAGGATCTCCGTTAGTTAAGATCATCTTGCCGGGGCGAACTTCTGGCTTAGCCCCTCTAGGCAGCCGAGTAGCATCTACCGCAAGCATTGGGTGAATAGTTAAGCTAAGGGCGTCTATTCTTGCGCGAAGCTCTGTATCAAGCGCCTTCTGGCTGTTGTAACCCTTCTCACAAACACCACGACCCCAGAATCTTCCGGGTACAACGTCCCAAGGAAACGCCACTACAGGACGGTCGTTCATCATGTAAGGGTTGGCTTCCGCCTTGAGTAAAGTGCCGCCGTTAGCAATAACTACGATTGCTTCCACGTACATGGAGTCTTCTTCTACTTCTACGTCTTCTTCTTCCAAAAGCTGACGAGGCACCAAACCGTAGTACTTAGTTAACCGAACCTTGTCGTCGTTGTAAATAGTCAGGTCTTGGTCGGGTTCTAAGTCTGTATCTGCGGCTGCAGACTCAATAAATCCTTCTCGGTACACGCCTTGTTCTTGTAGTAACTCAACACTGTGTTTGCTGACAAACTCGTCGACAGCTACACCGTAAGCATCTTCCACTGACGTAGCCACAGGATCGATCAAAAAGTTTTGTGGTAGTACTGGCTTTAGTTTTACAACAACTCGGTCAGTAATGTTTACTCCGACCGCCTGAAGGTCACCGTCCATGATTGGTTGAGTAGCCGGAGCCATTTCTTTAACTTCTTCTAAAACTACTTCACCAATTCCTGTACCGAAGACTGCAGCGTTGATGAGACATTCTGCTACTGCTTTACGAACTTTACAAACTTCAAAATCTTCAGTTAGTTTCTTACGCAAGTACACCATGTCTTGCTTTTGCTGATCGTTTACGTCGTCTACAATGTCAAAAAACTTACCGCGACCAAACGTGGCTTCTTCTAGTTCTGCGACATTAGACTCTACAGCTTGTTGCAAAGCAGGTGAAATAATGCGAGAACGCTCTGAGCCTCGTTGAGAATCGTTTGGGTCCCACTGACCACGCCACAAACGATAGTACTCTTCAAAACGCTCTTCGTAGTTTGACTCGTAGTAATCTCGCCAATCTTCACACTTTGTCATTACCCACTCTTCCAAAGACTCTTGGATCATCAGTGGATCTGGGCTATAGATTTCATCTGCCATAGTATTTTCCTTAGATTATTGCTACGCTGTAACCTAGTGTAAAAAACACCACAGCAGAAATTGCGTAGATTCCGTATGTATTAAAAGGACGCCAAACACGCTTGGTACTCATAGCTTTTACTAGCTCATCTGGTAAAGGGTTCATTATTTTAGTAGCCTGCTATTACGTCTAGTATTTCGTGGTCATCTGTTTCGTAGTCGTAGTCGTACGCTACTTGTGCTAACTGGTCTATATATGCCAGTGCATCAACTAAGTCGTCGTGTGTTAGCGTATCTGGAAACTGAAACAGTTGATCTAAGAATCTGCTGTTCCACTCACCTTTGTTTAAGTTAACGTACCCGTTTTCAAACCGTCCCTGTAAAGCCCACATAACCCTGTCAGTTTTCTTTCGGTTACCGTGGCTCAGTTCTTCTACCCTAAAAAATGTTCCGTACCGTTTCATTAAGTCTGTTAGAGGAGACATTACAGCTTGTTTGGCAATTCCTTTTTCAATACCAACACTGACGGGTCTGTAGTCTCTAACGGCCTGAAATATCTTGGTGGCAGTCTCGTTAAGGCTCCACCGCCCATATATAATGTTATCAACGTACCAACCATCAGGACTAACTTTAACAACAGCGATTGCGGTTTCATCTAGTTTAGTATTCTTCGTTCGTTTTTTGTTTACGTCTTCAAAGCCTGCGAGGTCAACAGCTATGTAGTAGTCACCTTCGTCTGGTTCTTCGCCAAACTGGACCCAATCCTCTTTGAACATTTCGGAGCCTCTTGCTTCAAATGAGGCCATGAACTCTTGTCGGAAGGCGTAACTCGACATGGACTTCTTTGCTGTATCAATTTCGTCAGGGTCGAGGATTGGGTTGTCATAACTGGTAAAGTGCCACCCCTTGTAAGTTTCATCGTCCCCTAACTCCGCTAACTTGTACAGTTCGTAGAAGTGGTTCCTGCCCATAGGAGTACCTATGAACATCGCTGAACCTTTTTGGTCAGCTAGTGCTGGACGGAGAATCTGCTCCCATACGTCAGGCTTCATGTCTGCGTACTCGTCCATCACGAGAAACTTCAAGGACACACCACGCATTGTCTCTGGCCTGTCGGCTCCTTTGAGACTAATCATGGCCCCGTTGACCAGCCTGATCTGCAGGTTGTTGATGTGTGATCCTGCAATCACAGGGTGTCCTAGCTCTAAGAGGGTCTGCCACATAATGTCACGGGCTTGTCCCTGAGTAGGCGCAACGTAAAACACTTGCCCTTTGTCGGACTGTAGTGCGTTAATAATTAACATCCAAGCTGCTAGTCTGGACTTTCCTGTCCGTCGTCCTGCAGCAACTACCTTAAACCGTGTTGTATCAGAGTAGACTTCTTGTTGCCACGGTAGTAGCTGTACGTTTAAGTCAGTCACTGTGTTTAGTATGTCCAGATCACTGGGGCAGAACCCCGTGTGTCTACGTGAATAAAGTCACTAGCGACGCCAATCCCAGCGAAACCCATTGCTAAAGCTTCTCTTATAATCGTGTACCGTTGAGCAGAGTTAGTTATCTTTATGTCTGCTGCTATGCCTTGCGCGTGAGTTCCCGGTACATCTTTCTTTGCTTCTATAGGGTGCTGGGGTGACCTGTAGCCACTAGTGATAACAAAAGGAAAACCACAGTGATCTCTGAGTTTATCTACCTTTTCCATGAACTCAGGGTCCATGTGGTTTTCACCTGTATGTTGACAGTTGAACTCGTCTACTGTAAAGTGCTTCATTTAACGGCGTACCTTCTCCCTTCAAAAGAAAAAGTCTTTTGTCCGTTAGACTTAGCCTTACGGTACGCTGTTTGAAAAGCCTTAGACGAGGGAGTACCTTTTCTGTACGTAGGGTAATCTTTAGGGTTTGTTCGTTGATCTTTACCAGACTTAGGAGCAGCTTTTGCTTTTGGTTTAGTTTTAGGCTTGTCTTTTTTGTCAGACATCGCTGAAGTTACAGCAAGTGTTCCTCCTATCCCAGCAGCACCTCCAGTGACATTACCAACCCCAAAAGATTTCCTAGCTGTATCTCTAGTAGCTCTTTGCCTTTTTGTTACAGAAGCTATCTTTTCTTGACCCGGAGTAGGTTTAGTTTTTAAATCCTTAACGTGTCTACGAGCTTCGTCAACTATTTTTTTACCATACTTTTTAACGGCTTCTCTAACGCCTTTTGAGGCTAACAATCTAGCAGCCGCCATAACTAAAGGTGCGGGCATTGTGTATCTCCTATTTAGCTTTCTTCTTAGGCTTAGCCTCGTTCATTGTTTTAGCTGCCTTAGTAACATCGTTGTTGTACGCACGTTCACAGTGACCGTCATCAAACACAAAGTTAATAGATGAGTTCATCCACGCCCAAGCCTTAGACTTGTCCTTGAGCCTGTAGGAGCGTCCTGAGACGGACTCGTTAGCGTTGTCACCAAAGAAAACAGCTACGTTAACCAACTGAGAAGTAGCATCACCTACCCGTACAACGTAGTCCAGAGCTTCTTTCAGTGCCGTATCAACCTTATCCTGTGACATCAACTGCTTCTCCATCAATAGTTTCTCCCTCTTGAGGGCTTGTAAAAACTTCTGTAGCTCCAACGCCAGTAATGTTGATCTGTATTGCACTTCTCCCTGCATCTTTTACAACTTCCTTTTCAAATGCGCCTACTGGCAGAATACGATCCATTACTAGTTTCCACGCAGCAGCTTGATTCTTGTGGTCGTGGTCTAGTGCAGCTTCAAATATGGTTTCTAAAACTTTAGCTGACTTAGGACTAGCCAGCATACGGGCCTTGTACTCGTTAATTATTGCAGCGTCGCCCTTTGGACGACCTCGGATTCCTCTAGAACCCTTCTTTTTTGCTACAATTTCTCCTTTTTTTGGACGGCCACGGCCTCTCTTTGGCGGTTCTTGGGTGTCTTCGTCTGACATTATCCAGTACCTGTCTGTTTTACACGTTTTCGCATGAGTCCCCTAACTTAAGTATACAGATGAGGGGATCTATACGAACCCT